ATTATCGGATAACGCTATTTAAGAATATATTTGGTGCCAAACTGCATTTTTAATTTATTTTTCAAGTGCTGTAACGAAGCTATTTGAGAATATCCCTGAATTGTGCAATTATACATTTTCGTTCCTTTAATTTCTGCTCATTATTAAAGCCTACTATGTAGCAGTGCAATCACTTTTGCTGGTTTTGTGCAAAAGTGCAATTTTATAGAGACCATCATAAGAAAGCATGATCTCTATTGTTTTTCTATTCATTTCCTTCCCCTCCTCACTATTGACTTCAACACATTTATTATCTTAATTGCGTCTGATTTTGTTATGACCTTATATAGTTCTCTTATATCCGTTTCCAACAGTGATTTTGACTGTAATCGCTGCTTTATTTGAGGACACAATCTAACTATGAATTTAAAAGCCGCATAAGCACTCCAGTTAAGCTCATTGGTGAATAAAGCTATTATCATACAATGCTGTTTATCGGTCATCGAATCAATGCCGCGCAACTGTTGCTTTAAGTTCTTGTTTTCCTCCGGCTTCTTGAGAAGTATTTCACCGAACGATTCCATGAGCTTATCTATATCTGACCAGTCCTGTTTTTTTATTTCAGTTGGCATCTGCTATTTTCCTTTCTGCTTGCTTTGCGGAAAAAGACCTTGTTGAATACTTTCTTCCTGTTCTTGTGCGCGTTTTTGAAATCCTTTGTGGTTAAATTTCTCGTCTGTAGTCTCTTTTGTCGACCAGATATATTCACAATCTTCACATATCCTGACGCGACTTATGATTGTGGTATACTTTCTTGTGTCAATCGCAGTATTGTCGTATGACTTACATCTTGGACACTGCATTATTCATAGTCTTTGGTTTCCAAAATTCCTGGTGTATCAGCTTGAGCGTATTTGCCATTTTTCGGACTGCAAGTTTTTTTGTGCTGCGCATCGCGATATCACACATCGACTCTAAATATTCCGACTGAATAAATTCTGCCATTTTACGATCGAGAAATGTAACTCGGTCAAATAGAATCATCATACTGTAATCGAGGTCATTCGGATCATAATTGTTAATTACAAAACCACGGATGCTCTTGCCTTTCATAGCCAGCTCTACCTCTTTGCTTTCCTTCCTTATGACAGCTCGCTTAATTACAAATTCACAAAGCTCACCGAATTCAGGACGGCGAACAACTGATTCCAAATTGTCCTCGAAGTTTAATAAATATTTTATTTTGGGTGCGAGAGATGAGTTATATTTGCCGGATAGAATTTTTGATAGGGTTCCTTTATGAATCCCGAGCAATTCACACACCTGTTTACGGGTCATCTATTTAAATAGGGGAATTTGTATGTTTCGATTGAATGTTTTTCTTAATGCTGATGCTGTTTTGAGCATGCTCGATGCTCTGCCTTCTAAATCTTCTACTGTGTTTCTGATCTGCTCAAAGCTGTCGGCATAGTAATATCCGTTTGAGGAATTTGCTATCGGATAACCTTCACGCCTCAATTCTCTTACACTATCTCTTACTTCTGCACCGGTAATATCAAATAATCTTTCCAGTTCAGCAGAGTAAACAGGACTATCCTGCCGGTGCAGCTTGACACGCTCGAGTATATTAGCTTTGAGCAGAATCTTTTTCAAATTTTCAAGGATTGGGCTTTATATTGAAACCTTCGCCGATTACCGGCTCAAGTCCGAGCTTCTTCAGGAACTTCTCATCAATGCGCCTTTCAGTGAATTCTTTCTTAAGACTATTCATATCAAGCTCAGTTTTTGTACGGATGAACTTCTGAATGTAAGATTTGCCGAGCTTAATAATTTTTTTGATTACTGAATCTTCAGAGTGGTTCTCAAGACACTTAAGCTTCGGAGTCAATTTGCGGTAAGAGACCTCACCATTAGCAAGCTCTTTCTTCCTGGAATCCTCCATTTCTTCACGGTGTGCATCACAAAAGTCCTTGACCTTGCCTTTGATGAATTCTGCCTCATCTTTAAACTGCTGCTTCGGATCCATGTATTTTTTTTGAAGTGCTAATACTTCATCATCATAGGCGCGCTGCATTGCAAGTATCTGTACTTCCTTCTCACGCAATTCTGCGATCTGATAATTAACATCGTTCCAGGAATTGACCTGAACACCTGAATGTTTATTTACTTTCTGCATAAAGTTTTCCTGCTTATTTTTTTTGATTGAGATATTATTTGTCGTCATTTTTCGATTTGCTCCTTACTTTTTTTCTCGATCTTCTCGAGACGTTTAATTATTTGATCCGCCTGAAGGCGCTTAATTTGGTTAAAGAGCGGAAGTATCTTTGTCTGCTTGATCTGCCAGGGTGTTAGACGCTTCGAAAGCTCCGGAACGAATTCAAGGATTTTTGAAAATGTTACTTCCAAGGGCCAGCGAAATTTATACTTTGTAATCTTGATGATCTTCCTTCTCTGGTCGTCAGTCATCATTTCTATCCCTTTCGGCTGTGAAGCTTTCAACTTCTTATAAGAGTTCAGGAAATAGTAATAGAGTTCTTTTGCTTGCGTATCTGTTAGTGCTGTGACACTGCTCACAGGATCAACACCAGACATCACATCACCGCCGTCTGTTTCTATTATCTGTCTTACTGCTGACTTAAGACAGCTTCCGGCATCCTCTCCATACAGCAGATGAGCGAGTCCGTGTATCTTTGCATTATAAAATGCCCGCTCACTTTGATAATCTTTATACATATTCCATGATAAATTTAATTGTATCGTGAATTAACCAGAGAATTAAAAGCAAAAATAATACAAGTCCAATGATCCGTAATACCTTCCTTGCAGTCTTCCTGCTCCTGTAAAGCCGTCGTCTCCTTCGGTAATCATTTAAAGCAAACTTAAAAGCATTGATCTCGTCTTTCATATTTCAATCTCCTATTTCAATTGCTTTGATTTTTTTCAGATCTGATTTGATGTCGATTCCAAGATACTCCGCGTCTTCAATGAGCTGACGCATTCTTGTCTCGCAGGTAGCAATGTTTCTGAAAGCCTCTACCCCCTCCCTGTTGATGTCCGAGAGCTTTTTACCCGGTTCGGAAAGCTTAATTGCCCTGCGAAGCGACTTTGCCTTATTCTTACACTTCTTGACCGCTTCATAAGAGTCGAGCATGTCAGTCTGCAGTGTGAGGAATCTTTGCACGAGAATATTCTTCTGCGTTCTTTTCCCCAGCTTTTCAAGCCCGTTCTCATGAATGCCGTGATGAATAAGTTTACCGTTTGTTGCGATTTCCAATACTTCCTTGCTCATTTTGTCTTGCTCCTTTCTCCGCCTATTGTGACGGAATTATGTTTTGTGAATAAACCTTTTAGTTCAGTGTTAAAAAAATAATTATCAAATTTCCATGAGCAGACATATTCGATATTTGGTCTGCTGTAAAATGTAACTTTTGTAAAATCTCCGGAGCTGTATATCCTCGCGAAGTAGCATGAACTTAATTCCTGAATTGTGGCGAACACTTTTAATGAATTCCACTCCGAAGTCCGGTGTTTTATTTTAATTTGTTCAGTCATCATATTCCCCGCTTTCGGTTATATCCTTCAGTGATTGTAATTCTTCAGGCGTTAGCTCTGCTTCCTCTGCAGGTTTCCTTCCGCGTTTTTTTGTGTCGGGAATAACTACTTCCTTAACCTTGTTTTCCGCGTCCTGCATTATCATAAGAGCCTTCTGATGCAGTCCTTTGCGTGTATCTAATATCTGACCTTTTTCATTCAGCTCCGGACCGAACGCATCAAAGTTTTCCGCGAGCGTTATGTCGACAGTATTTTCCGCGTACGCCTTAAGCATCTTGAAATTCTTTTTGTTGAGTATTGCATTTTCCCTACGCTTGGTCTCCGGTACTTTATCCCTCATCCTCGAAAGAGTCGCAACATATTGTCCTTTTTCGATCATCTCACCGGTCTTTTGGATGAGGATATTCTCGAGTGCATATATATCACACTCTGATAGATCAAGCGGATTATAGTAACACATATAATCTCGCATCTGTAGTACGGGATCGAGCATGTTATCATATCCTGCCGTGTAAACTCCCTCGTTGCCGAGCGATAGATGCTGCAAGCTCATCTTTGCAACTTTGTTAAGCATGTACGAGAATCTTAATTTGACGGCATCGATATATTCTGGTGTGAACTTCAGCCAGCGATTTTCGAAATCTTCTCTGACAGAAATTGTGACTTTTTTATAATTGTCAGTACGATCACGTTCAACAGTCTGGTAGAATCCTTCCATGTAATTGTCGAATCTGTCTATGTACTGCTTCGCCGTAAAGTCGCATTGCTCCGGTGACATCTTGTTTGATGTGTGACGAACTTCACTTCTTCCACCGCCTATGTAGTTATTCCACTCCGAAGCAAATTCTGTTTTCACAAATCCGAAAATCCTCTCCTGGATTGCTTTATGCATCCAATCATAAGCCTTTCCGGAATCATGTTTTACTCCAAGCCGGTCAAGCAGCTCACGGCATCTCTTAGTGCTCGCAAGCCCATTGTCCATAAGTATTCCTTTAACAGGTCTGCCGGCATTCATCAAAGCTTTCAGAAGCAGAAGCTTTATATCGTCTCCATTAAAGTTATCAGCTTGTGTGTGGTAGACGATTGGAAACATTGTCTTACATTCGATACACACCCATGAATAAACTTTCTTCTTTTCCCACTCGCCTTTGACGGTATTAAATATCCATGCACCCTCGATTTCATGGACGTGGTCGTCGATTGCATACCATTCCATAAATTCCATGTCAGCTGTAAAAGCACCTTCGTTGTAAACTCGGTGCTTCGAAAGGTCGCTGTAATTGTTTTTGTACAAGTGGATAATCTCATGAGCGTAGCGCTCATGCATTTTTTTTATGTTGTCGTATAATGTACTGAAAGGAATTGCGGCGATTTCATAAAATTCTTCGTTCTTCCTGCAGAACATACTTATTTGCTTGCAGATGCGACGCTTTGAAGGAAATTTTTCCTTGCTTTCAAAAAACCTCTTAAAATATAGAGCCTTGAGCTTCTCATACACAACCGGATTAGCCAGTTGTTCATTCTTATTGCCGAAGATGTCACTGCGCGTTTTTCGCTTGAGGGCTTCCGGATTTTCAATTTTGCGGTAGCAAGCTGCCCTTGACCAACCGCGGAGATCTACTCCCCGCTTCTGCCAAATGCTCACGGTCTCAAGCATCTGTGTAATAATCGCATTAATCTCTTTTGAGTGATACTTCTTTCCTGCTTCGAGATCTTTCGGACGATGCGCATTTGCCCGAAGCGTAAGCATCTCAAGTTCTTTTAGCGCTTCCTGCTTAAGTGTCAATTTTGCCTCATCAGAGATCGAAAGTTGGGGATCTATTACAAATATGCACCTACCCACTTCCTTCTTGAAAATCTTTCCTTGCTCGAGCTGGTAGTAAAAGGCTCTCCGTCCTATTCCCTTCAGCTTCAGATAATTATGAAATTCGATCATGCCAAAAATATTAATGCGGTTAGTAGTCCTGCTCCAAAGCCAAGAAAGCCCGCGAAGAGAACCCATACTTCGAGCTTCTCAACATTATCTTTCCCTGCGAGATGGTTATAAAGTTCTAATCGTTTTTTCATGCAGCTTCCTCCGTATGAATCCCGAGTTTTGAAAGGCGATCTTCAATCTTAATAATTAGATCACGCACGTCAAACCCTGCCCATACATTCGTTTTTGTCTTCTTAAGTTGTTTCAGCAATCTCGTTTCAGATCGGTAATACTTCCCAATCCCGCAGCTGGCATTGAGGTACTCTTCAATTGTGTGCTTCATTTTATTGCGCGGTTTAATTTTTGAGATAAAGTTAGTGTAGATTTTGATTGCGGTATTCTCACTTCAATTCCTCCTTGACGCCTTCGGTAATTATCCTGTTTGAAGCAAGTAAGATATGCAAGTCGTATTCTGCTTTCAACTCTTCCGATTCAACCGGAGTCATACGCGACATCAGAGTCTTCTCGGATGCTTGAATGACCTTGTAAGTTTCGAAATTACCGAAAATGACTATATCCCCTAACACGAATGGAATATCATCAAACCTTACATGTGATCCGCGAACGTCATATACTGGTTTGCCAAATATGATTTGCTTCTTAACCATTTTTCCCTCCGGTTTCGGATATTAATGTACCTTCTCTTGCCGCGGCTTTGAATATCTCTTCATATACAAGTTTTGGAATTGTTATCCCATGCTCCGGATGATATGTATGCACCTTACTTCCGTTATCGAAGATGTATTCAGTATAAATATAGCCCTTATTTGAAAATGACCTTGAGCGAACTATCTGCGCAGAGGGCGTTTCATAATTGTTCAGCATAATTCTATCTCCTCTGCTTTATGTTTTATTTCAACCGCCAAGTCCATCATGTCGTTGAGTATAGATGATATTGTTAAGTGCTTGAGATACTGCTCTGACCTGCCATTCCTGGAATGCAAGTCCATGACCTTGAAATTCTCGGATATCTGCGTATCCAATTCCTCGATTAAATCGTTTATTAATTTTTCCATTATTGATTGGCTTAGTTATTTGATAAAGGATTGATAAGGTTATTTATTCTTAAAATTAAATTCTTCTTGTTCCTTGGATTTCTCTTACCATTCAATATCTCGGATAGTTGGGACTCATGCATACGTAATTTATTTGCAATCCACTTTTGCTTTCTCCCGCTTCGTGCAATGTTCTCCTTAATTATTTTTAATGATTGATAGTAAGAATCCATTTAATTAGTTTAATTATCGTGAATTAATCTTCACAATTATACTTACAATATGTAAGTATGTCAATAGCCAAAATACTCTCATAATGAAACATTCAATTGACGTAAACACTGTCAGTGATCGCATTAAATATCTAATGAAAATCAACGGCGACGTTAAGGCTTATAAAGTATGCAAAGAAACTGAAGTACCTGAAGGAACATTCAGTCGTAGCATAAGGACGCCAGACACGTGGAAAATACAGCATTTGAGACGAATTGCAGATTACTTTAAGGTTTCACTGGATTATCTTATCACTGGTAATGCAAATAACATCAACGAACGGTTGCGACTTGAAAATCGAGCTTTGCGAGAAGAGATGGAAAGATTAAAAGAAAAGCTTGCTACTTACGAGGTGATAGCTAAAAATTTTACCGAGGTGTCTGCCACGAAAAACTTTCGAAAGAAGTATGAACGTAAATTCTCGAAATAAATTAAAACCATGAATTTGATTTTGTTGGCGCCTGACTCATCATTTAAACTCCCTTTCATCGAGCATTATGATCCTTGATTTTTTATTCTCGTTTTCATCCTGTTCATGCTCGGAAGGAATCATTCTTTGGCTCCACCACAGTGCATAGTCATTAGCGGCTGACATGTGTGACCATTTGCCGGATGTTACTATGCTGAATCCGTCCGCTCCTTCTTTCCACTTCGTAAACTTTCTGCACATGATCGAGTGCTTGCAGTTATCGTAAATTACGAACTCTTCTTTGTCGAGAAGATTGTTGGAGAACTGCACTCTGTCTCTTACAGGCGGATTCTCATTCGGGATATGAATGTGAGCATTGAAATTATTATTCCGGAAAGCATCACGTACGATGTAGCCGTCTGTCACTCCAAGCTTGGCAGAGCTCTTGCGCTGTTTAGCAGCTGCATCCATGAAGACATTCAGAGAGAACATGTGAGAATTAACTCCATTGATACCCGGATACTTTTCCAAGAGCCGGTTAATCATCAGATCGCACAGTTCCTCTGTATTGGAGTCCTCAATCTTATATTCATCTATCTGACGTCTGATCCTGCCGTCGAGCCATATCTCGCCTGCACACATCATTCCAACGTTGAAGTCGAAACCAAAGAGTAATTGTATAATTTGATTTTTCGGTATTACAAGGTCCTCATGTAACTTCTTTGTTTGATCTTTGTATCGGTAAACCGCTTTACCTTTTAATGATACATTTTCTCCGTAAATAAAAACACGCTTCATGTCGTCAGGATAAGTCCTCTCCATCCTGTCCAAAAATTCTTTAGGAGCAAACTTATTATCATAGGCAGTCATTGTTATCTTGAATGTATTGTCGTCACCTTTATAGTCATTTTCGCAAATCTCGTGTCCCCAGTCCTGATCGTAGGGATTTATTGTAGATGCAAAAAATACTTCATTTATTTTTGCCCTGGGGTCTCTTGCACGTGCAACTGCCACATCACGAGTTTTTTGCTTTATCAAAAAACATTCATCGATTCCAACTGCTGATACTGTAGGACCTGCAATAGAATCAGGATTATAGCCTGAAGCGATTAAGAAGTGTGCTATATCTTCTTCTTTACTTCCCCATGCAACATCAAAATAAATTATTCCCTTAATATCACGATATTCATATTCTATCGCATTGTCTTTGTAAAGCTTTATCAATGAATCAGTCGTAGTAAGATTTGAATTTGATTGTGTCTGAATTATCAGAAGCACATTCAAAGGCCGGTTTATCCACCCGAGGAACGATCCCTCCGCGCAGAAGGTTGTTGTCTTTCCGGACCCGTAAGCCCCGATGACATATTTATCAGGCTTTGTTGAGTCATGAAAAAGTCTCGGCTTATCTTGTATTACATAATTAGGATGAAGCTTCTGAATCATTTCTGACCTGGATAGTTTTGAAATATCAGGTTTCCATTTTTCAGAATCGCGTCTTTTCCGCTCAATGCGGGCTTGCTGTAAGAGAGTGCTTTCTTTCATTGGCTATGCTTCTCCACAAGTGCATACAGTTCATCAAAAGAGATTTCCGGCTTGAGCTCTCTGCAAACCTTTTCAACTACTTTAAAATTAGGAGTCATACTATTTAATCGTCTTTTCTCAAGGGTCTGATGCATTTGCAATAATTTCTTAACCTCGTCTGTATTGCTCTGTTCTTTTGCAAGTCGTATTTTCTCTTCAATTTTTTGAATCAGCATACTTCGCATATATTCCATTCTGTCAAAGCTTAGTTTATGGCCAGTTCGATTACCTGCGTTGCAGAGTATCATGACTATATCATTGATGTCGCTCTTAGTCAGCTCAATTACTCTTCCGCCTATTTTTAACGGGATGACAGAGACGTCAGATATATATTCAAGCTTGAAGTGTTCCTGCAGAAATGCTCTGATGTCTTTAGAAATGGAAAGCGGCACCATGTTCACTTCTGCTGTCTTAATCTTCTTGCTTATTTTTGTCATCTTGTGTTGTGAGATTTTCAGCATCTTCTTTGCCGCTTTCCTTGTCTTTCCTGCTTTGATAATTTCTGACGTTACGCCAATCTCGTTTTTGGTTACAGGTTTTTTTTCAATACCTGCATCAGACCGGATTTTGCGCAGAGACGGTACCGGCTGTTTAAGGTGCCGGTAAATCGTCGCTTGTGAAACTTTATAATCTTTTGCGAGCTGCTTGATTGCTTCTTTCTTTTTCTTTAGGTCAAGAATTTTTTTGATCTTGCTGCAATCCTGCTCGTAGCGATAATTGTACTTCATAAAAAAATTATTTAAAGAGATTTATTCCGACACTGCCGTCGAACCAAAGCTCGCTATACTTGACTTCCCTTCTCGCGTTTAGTGAGATATACAGATTTGAGCTGTGTTCAAGTTTTACAACTACTCCGTAAAGAGCTCTCCCCTCTGACCCCGGAAGAGCTGTTAGCCCTGCGTTCACTCCAAGCGACTTACTCCGGAATACTTCACCGCTCACTCCCGCTCCTGCAAAGAGGTAAGTGTATCCGTCGCTGAACGCCGTCATAACTATTGCGGAAGTTCTTATTATGCCGAATTCCATTGTCGGACTTACCGAAGTTTTAACCATGTAAAACTGCGGGTGCGAATAATCTTTAAATTTAAATCCCTGCCCGATTTCGGTCGGCAGCGAAAAGTTTTGAGCGTATGTTGTTGCTGCAAAAAGCAAAAAACAAATCAATACTGTTTTCATAGTTCATTTTAGGTTTATTGCAGCCGTAACTGCGTTTATGATTCGTGGAAAATCCTCATCTGGAATCACCAGGTAAGGACGTGCCGTTATTATAATTTTATATGGCTTTGTGACTGTCTCTTTCGAAATTCTTTTATGAAGTCTGCTTGCAAATACGTCACGACCGGTCTTCTTGCTTTTCTTGAACCGGAGCGTTCGTGCCGGCATATTAATAGTTCCGCCCTCATGCTGAATTCTCGCGTATGCCTTTGCGTTTGGTCCCGGCATCAAAGTAACTCTTAAGCCGTTGGATGTGATTTCGGTTTGACTTTGGATTTGAGACATTGAGCCTGAAATCACGAGCGTTTTAGTGCCTGCATTCTTCTTTGACTTTTTCGACTGCTTCCATTTATCAGGTCGCCCTCCGGTTTCAAAATTCCGCATTACTGATTTTACTGCTTCAGTCTCGAGCGCAGATCTGACTTTTGAGTTTGATATAATCTCTTTTGCAAAGCCGGTAAGAAATTTTTCGATCTGCTGTACACTCATGACACGTGCCTAATTGCATCAAGCATAACTTTAATTTCTTCAATCAACATTTCTAAGACGTCGATATAATCTTTGTCGCTTAAGTCTTCTGTGTTTTCTTCAATAATATCTTTGAGACATGTTGCGACAATCTCATTGCTTTGTTTTGTCATTACTAATTATTGTTTAAGTTGATTAACATTCCTTTTCTTGCTTTATCAATATCAGTCCAATCAATAAATGTTTCATTCGATTCTTCTGCATTTATTGTAATAATCTCAACACCGTCCGGAGTATATGAGAGGTATCTATACGTGCTTGTATATATTCCATCCTTGCTTATTCTTTCTGCCCAAACTTCATTGAATTTTGCAGGAGGCTTATTTATTTTTGCAGAGAGTTCATCAAACGCCGACACGGGGTGGGAGGTGTTCCTCGAAAACTTGTCGGAGTATTTCGAGGCGACAGCTAAAAAGTATAACACCTCCCCCTTCTTGATCTCTCTTAGAATATCCTCTATGTGCCTTCTGTAACTTGAGACCATTACTAAATCGCCTTTATCGTAAGTAATCGCTGCATAATCAATTCTGTTATTCTCTTGCTTAAAACTTTTGATGAATATTATTGCTCCCCTGTCATTTTTTATAATGATTGTTGGATACTGAAGAGTCGGCTTTATTAATCCCATTAATTCATGCCGCCCGTCTTTTCCCCCAAGCTTTAACAATTTCTCAAACGCGGTGAATGTACCCTGTTCCCCTTCTATCTTTAAATCATTTTTAAACTCGGCGATTTTCTCATTTAACCCCGTTGTAACTTTATTCTCAGGAAAATCTTTATCCCAGTTTTTCTGAGTTGGCTCGATATACCGGTAATCGGATGCAGTCTCGTCAAGTATTTTATTCAGGTCTTCCTTCTCTAAAAGCTTGGTAACCGACCTGTCAAATTCAAAAGCTTTCATAAATACGGATGCAAAACTGATTGCTTCCATTTCGCTGTCGAGCCATTTATTATAGATTGAATTTGTCATACCGGAATTTCTTCCAAACTCTTTCGAGATTCTTGCATCAGAAATGATTTTCTTTTCCTGTTCGGAATCTCTTACTGGCGGCTCTACTTCTTTACCTATCAGCTCGTCAATAGTAAGTGGAGTGGTATAGCATCGGCAATTCCACCCATTTGGAGGAAATATTTTCTCCCAGATTGGATCGTCTTTGTAGAAGATCTTGTCATCAAGTGTCTTGTGCGAATCTCTAACTTTGGAATCCTTTCTGGTCTTGTATTGAATCGCGCTATATATGCCGGCGGAGTCCAGCTTCTTCCAGAGCGAGCCGTGGTACGCTGAAGTAACAGCTGTTCTAAAGTTTGTTTTGAGGTGTCCGTCGGGAGGAACGATGCCTGTGTACTGATATTGAGTGAGCAATTCTTTAGCGCGTGAAACAAATAATTGTTGTGGATCGACTTTGTCCTCATCCCGTGACACTTGTTCTCCTGTTTTTCCTTCGAGAATTGTTTGGGCAAGTTTTTTTAATTTCTCCTGCATGCGAAAGTTTAATATACCGGCAACAGTAAAACATTCGGCTTGGAAGTTTTGGAGCATTGTTTTTTCTGCGCCGGTATATTTTCTATTGAACATCAGAGATGCGTCGAACTTCAGTGGAGCAGAGTTCTTTCGGCGTCCTTTATCGAAGGCATAAATGACTCCGTCAAAGATGTAGTCACCTGTGCGGTGGATTAATGCAATATCTGTAGTTATTTCAAATTCCATATTTCAAAACATATCGCGGCTCATGACCGGTTCATCTCCGCTTGTTTTTATTATTGCTGACTGTTCAGGCTCATCTGAAGTAAAATTTAATTTTGCTTTGCCTGCCGACAAATCTTTCAAAAGTAATATTGCATCTTCATACTTCCTTACTACCTGTTCAGGAAGATTATTTGATTGCGTCTTTGAATGCAGATAATAAATTGTCAGATCGACCGATATTCCTTTAATCATTACAGGAGCTTCAGTTAAAGGAACTGTCATTTGATTTGACAGATATGAATTTATTAAATCATCGGCTCTTTCAATTGCGTTCGTCAGATTAGCTTCAGCATCATCTCCAGCTGTAAGCGTGTCCAGGTCCCCTTCGGTTATAAATGACAGAATATATTCACGATCTATATAAGCCATTACTTCGCCGCCTCCTGCTCGGCTTGCTCAAATAACATTTTTATAAAATCATTTTCAAATTCCTCGTCTTCAGTTTTTTCTTCCGGCTTCTCTTCTTCCGGCTCTTTCACTTCTTCAAGCTGAACATCAAACTCCTCCTCAAGCTCTTCCTTGGTAGGTCTGTATCCGATCGAATATAAATTCTTATTTATTTCCGACTGCATTTTCTTCTCGTCTAAGGACGCGATCTTAATATATTCGAAGACTGGATATTCAGGAGGGTTAGGAAAGTTAATATCAACGAGTCTCCTTATAAGATCATTGAAAGCATCGGCGCACGTGCGAAGATTCATTTCAATAATCAGTTCAGAAATTTTTTGTTTTACCTGGAGAGCTGCAAGCGAACCCTTGTTGCCCATCTGTGTCGTCTCTTCCTCACCTACACACAAGATTGTAATTTCAGAATTCCAGTAATTTATTGACGTGATGTATAAGTTACCAGCCTGCCCTTTCTGTGTGTCGTTAAGAAGATCAACTTCGTTGCCGTCGGGATAGATAATCGTTCCATGCGCTTTCATGTCGTTTGATGCTTTCACCATTTCGTCGCGGCTCTTTTCATTATAAGAATCATATTTCATCTTCATCGTTGGCGTTGCATAGCGCTCGAGAAATATGTTCATGTCCTTTACATTGTAGCTCTTGCAGTAGGAGGCGAAGATCAGCGCGATTGTTATTCCGTTCATGAACGCATTTTCTTCGTCTGCATCGATTGCAATAACGTCAAGGATTTTCAGAGGATCTATTTCAACTTTTGGAAGCTTGCTTAGGTCAATTTTATCCGGGAATGCTGATAGTGTTGAGATAAGATTTGTCTGGTCGATTTTATTAACGTCGAGGAAATGATACTCCCGCGACTTCTCATCATACAAATAAATTGAATTCGGAATCGGACGTATCTCTTCCGGCATCCACCAATTGCTCTTCGCTTCATAATTTATTTCAAAGCGTTTGATGCCTTTTGTATTTGCCTCGCTCGATGCTGCAAAAAACTTATAAAGCTTTGGTCCCAGATGCTTGATAAGTTCATCTACAAACTTAACTCCTTCTTCCCAGTCCCCTCTCACTCTAAACTGCTCTGTTAAGATTGCGATCTTCAGCCGACGAAGCATCGTTCTTATTCTTGTATCTCTTTTAGAAATAGTATCGAAGTATTTGTAAAAATAAAAAGGCACGCCTCTTCTTGCGAAGTCTATGTACTGCAGAATATTTTTTGCTTTTGCTCCGGAGAAATCCCGCGTGTAGATATCATACATGTAGTTGGGATCATGCGCGGCGATACCGGATGATGTGAATTGTTTAACCTGATTTATTTTTGTCCGGAGTTCCTTAACTGCAAACTGCCATGCATTTTTGAATAAACTCATTTTTTTCATGTTTTTTTGTTATTGAAGTTTTCTTCAAATGGCTAAAATCAGCGTTATTTGAGACCTTGCAAAAAACCTCGAATATTTATCGTTTTTCATCATTTTAAATGCATTGTGTTAAAATTCGTATATTTTGGAACTTTTCGCATCAAATTTCTCAAAAGTCAATTTCGCCATAGATGCGTTATAAGAGGCGATCTCAAGCTTAGGCGACTCACTATACCACTCGGGACTTTGTCAACTTTGTCAACCAAAATGGCTGTTTTGTCAACCGTTTGTCAACCGTTTGTCAACCGTTTGTCAACTTTTTGTATAGTGAGTTTCCAAAAAGATGCATTTCTTTTCTGTAATTAAAGAATAGTTCAAAACTTTTTTTTTTAGTTTCCATGTCAAAACCACTGAAGAAAACTTCAAACTGCATTTGTGAGCTATAATCACAATATTTTTTCAAAAATATTTGTCTTGACTTTTCAAAAACGGTATGGGAGAAAATTCTTGTCAACCGTTTGTCAACCATTGTCAACCGTTTGTCAACTACCCATTTCGGAAATATCGTTTGTTTACGACCTGTTTTTGACGTTTCTGAATTTTTTCACCCTTTTTCAAACACGTTTTTGTGAAAATTTTCCTTAAATAGTGCATTTCTGAATCAATTTCGCATGGTGTTGGCAACTACGTGTCAACAGTATTTTTAAGCCATCATTACAAATTTCAGCGCATAAATCTTGACTGACTTATTCCGGGCAAAGAAATTCATGCTTACAAGATTGCATAGATACGTAATTCCGCTGTATGTAAACTCCTGCTGTTCGACTGCTTCGGCTATTTCAGACACAAGCTCGAGCGGATGCTTCTGCGCGCTTAATCTATTGCCGACAAGCATTAGGAATTCAATCTTCCTTGTTGCCACATCACCGCTTGCGTCATTGACAGCCGGAGATGATCCTGTGATTTCAACCAGACAGCTCGGATGCTTCTCTGTCCAGTCATCATCATCATATTCGCCTTCGTATTCTTTTACATTTCTTGCAATGCCTGTATAGTCCGGAAGTGACACTACAAATGCGATCAGATCGTCAAGAACTTCTTTGAGGTTTAATTCCATTTTTCTTACAAGGTTTTTTGCTTGAGCAAAAATAAATTTTTCAAAATTATTTAAATCAGACGATACATCTAAATAGAGATATTAGAGTATACCAACTTTTAATATTAGTGCAGTGAGTTTATTTTGTTGTCACTAAATTATTTCAAAGACAATTTATGCTGCAAGCTGATCCGGAAAAATATTATCATGTCTTTACAGCCGGTCATTTTCCCACCTGGGACTGGGAACGTTGTGAGTGGACAACATTTGAAATCAAAGCCGAATATGTGAAATCAATTTCGGATTGCTATGATCCGGGCGTTCATAAAGCTCCGCTCTGGATCGGTCACCCGTGGTTTTCAGGAGCGCCGTCCGAAGGATGGGTAGCAAGGTCAGCGTTCGATACAAGCATGCTATTTAATTCTTTCGATTATATCGATGAAAATTTTGTCAAGGCAGTACGGGAGAAAAAATATCAATATGTCTCCTGTGAGTTTGGACGAGTTATGGGAATCGATAACGATTACCAGCTGGCACTTGGAGCAACAAACCTTCCGCGCGTTTCCGGACAAAAGCCGCTTGAATTCGAAGGGCAAAAATTTTCTATGGCAAAGGGACACTCTGTATATGCGCCTGTCTCTGAAAGATTTGTGAGCGACATAACAAAAGATTTTACTGCCTCATCCAAAAAATATTTTTTTCAAAATCAAAATAACAAATCAATGCTTAACGAATTTTTGACACGCCTTGCCCTTGCTTTTGCAATTGACTTGAGCAAGCATGAATCAGATGAATCTTTGACAACAGCCATATCAGAGAAGTATTCATCTTTGAAAACTGAAAAGACTGTGCTTGAAACTGAAGTAAACAGTCTGAAAGATGAAAGAGTTAAGTTTGCGCTCGATCAGGCAATAACAGAAGGAAAGCTCAAGCCGGCAGACCGCGATTCATACGAATCTTTGCTAAAGGGAAATTTTGAAGCAGCGACAAAAGTATTGTCCTCACTTCCGATTGATCCCGTGTTCAAGAAGAATGTAGTACCTTCCGGCGGAACAAATATAGACGACAATACAAACGGCACCGACAAGTTCACAAATGTAGACGGGACACAACTAACTTACGA